CAATCGATTGTTGAATATCTGAATGCTTTTCAGCAAATGCGCTTGACAATGCCTGTGCTAAATTTTTAGGTGCTGATTTTGGCAATGCTTTTTCGTTCATCGCTTCTAATTTACCCTCCATTTTTGCAATTGCTTTAATCATTTCATCGCTTTTTGTTTCAAGTGATTTGAAACCATCTAATTGTGTTTTAAGATCGTCCATTTCGCTTTTTGTAGCCGCTCCGGACAATTTTTCTGATACAAGGTTGTTTATCTTTTCAACAACTTGTTCTGGTGTTAAATTTTCCATTTGTTTTTTGTTTTTACTTTAAATTATTTATTACATCACTCCAATTAAATACTTCAATTTCCGGCTTGACAATTGGCGAATGCTTTATTATCTGCGGTTCGCTTTTTGCAAGTGTTACCAATTGCGCATTTAAATATTTTAATTTCATTTCCATTTCAAACAATCGTTCATCCGATCCCTTGCCGTTGCTTAATGCTTTAATAATAACGTCAATTTCCCCAGATAACTTTTCAACATAGTTAATTTTGTTTTCGCTTTTCATTACATCAACTACATTCGTGTATTCATTGGCTCCAAATGTAACCGCCGAACCTTCGTATAGTTTTAATTCTGTAATGTTCCAATATCCCCCCGCCGGTTGCGTTGGATCCTCGATCCATTTCATTTTATCGGATATGTATTTAAACCCAATTGAATGTTCCCGGATTATTCCATCCGCGTAATCATTCCATGCATCGTTTCCAACGGTTGAATTGCCTAATTGACCAATGGCAAACAATCCTTTTTCATCCTCTTGTAAATCAAGAAATTTTCCAATTGGTTTTTCCCAATCATGCCAACGTAAAAAAGCAATTTGACGATTAGAACCGCTATTTGGTCCGCGCTCTTGTATTGACTTTGTAAATGCACCCCGGCGAATAATATCGTTATCTGCGTCAATCGAATCAAATCGCGATAAATAAACCGCAACTTGTCGCTTTTCTGAATCCATGTCCTTTATTTCAAAGCCGGATTTTAAAGAATAAATATTTGTTTCTTTTTTCATATTGTTGTTTGCGTTGGTTCTTGTGTTATCATTGACGCGGCTATATTTTCCGCATATCCGTAATAATTTACCAAGGTATTTATTGCCGTTTGGCGCGCCATTTGACCGGATGAAACCGCACTATTTAAACTGATAATACCATCCAATCCGCCAACGGTTCCGCGTAATTGCGTTTGTGCTTGTTGTAATCCCGCCGCCATTGATTCCGCTTTGTCAATTTTTTCTAATTCAATGCCAAATTCCATTGCGTATTGTTGCGGTGTAATTACGCCATCCCTTAACATAACTGAATATGTTTCAACCTTTGTTTTTTCTGCGGTTGCTTTGCTTTGCTCATCGTCTTGTAATACCGGCAAATGGCTAAAATCAGCTTTCAAATAATACCCCTCATCGGATAATTTCATTTGTTGCATGATGGTATTGTACATTTCTTGCGTTTCCGGTATTATCGTATCGGTATAAACCATGCGTATTGAATCCCGAACGTTACTGAATGTTGATCCTTTGTCATTAGAAAATAAGTTATAATTCAATCCGTACGCGTCAATAATGGCTAATTTATCGGCGGTTAATTCTTCAAACAACATTAAATCCCGCGTTGGATATGACATTGGCGTCCAATTAACTTGGCTTTCTGTTATCATTAACTCGTCCTTGCTCCTGTTATACCAATCACGTTGAATTGTTTTTCGTTCCTCTGGTGTCATTGGAATAACGCCCCCCATGTCCGAATTTTGAGCGGATAAAATACCAATTGCACCGATGTTTTCAAGCAATACATTTCTTTTGTGATAACTTGCCTTGATATTAGATAACGGATATTTCAACGCATCCAATCGGCTTGTTGGCTTGACAATGCTCATTCCATCCGCCGTTGTCAAATAAATAACGTCTTCGATTGTTAGCGTTTCGTATTTCTGCGCATCGTATTTAAAACGATAACCGCTTATTAATCCGTTAACGTCCATCTGTTTCAACGTTGCACCGCTCAAATCAATTTGCATTTTGCCGGATGGCAAAGTAATCATTAAGTTTCGAACGTTCATTGATCTAACGGGAGCGTATGCAAACGAATTAGAATAAAGCGCATCGTTTACACTTAATGAATAAACAACATCGCCCCAACTTTGCATTGGATTTGGTTTTTTGATTAGATCATTTAACCAATGATTTGTAACAACGTTTCCATCAGCATCGTAAAGAACCGGAATATTTGAACTCATCATTGATGCGCGTTTGTCAATTACCGCGCGTAATTCCGGGATTGATAAAAACCATTCCCACGCGTTATTTGTGTCAATCCAAACAGGGGTTTTAACACCCCACAATTGCGTTTGCCATGGTAATAAACGATTCATTTGGTTAATAAATCGCCCTTGTTGTTGCGTGTCAATACCAAAAAACGCTTCCCAAAAGTTTAAATCCATGCGCGAATTTGATTAAAATTTAATCAAAGTTAAGATAAATTTTTAAACATTGATTGAATAAATATTGACAATCCCGCTAAACAATCCGGGGCATCGTCATTTTTATTGCGTCCCTCTTTACTAAATGACAATACATTTTGAACAAATAATTGGCTTTGTTGATCGTCTTTTTTGACAAATTTAAACCTATTCATTATCCATGCCGATTGCATTATTATTCTGGTAATTTTGTTTGTGGTGTTATTCACTTGTAATATTCTGCATTTCGTTTCTTTTTGCAAATGGCGTGAAAACATCGCACCCATTGAATTGGATTCAACCCGGCAAAAGTTGACGTTATGTTGATTTAATTTCTGCGCGCATAACGGAATTGTAATATCGGTATTTTCACGCGTAAAAACGTAATCAATAATGTAAATTTCGCTTTTAATTATTTGACAAATAGCCATGGCGGTATAATCGTTTCCTTGGTCGCTAACATCAATGTATGCAATGGCACCATCAACACCGCGTTTTTGAATGTCTTTTAATTCGTTCTCATCAATCAAATTCAATTCGTTGAATAAACGTCCTTTGACGTCAACGGGTTGTTGCATATATTCCGCCGCCCAAATTTCGGGAGCCGTGCGTTTTTGCTTTTCTAAATATTCCGCCGTTTTCATTACTGATTCACAAAATGAATTTCCTTTGTCATCCAATGCCGGAATAATTATTGATTTGTCATAAATAGTTTGTTCTATATTTCGCCCAATGACATCGTTTAATGACCATCGCGTGCCTATGTCAATTCGTGCGCATCCACTTTCAAAACGTGAATCATGCGTTGATTCTTTCCATTGAATAATTCGATCGTTTACGGTGTCGCTTAATGCATCCTCGATACCTCGATATAAATCATCCGTAATGGCAACATTTGACGCACCAAATCCGATTATTGTTCCGCCAACACCAGCGCCAAAATAACCAACTTGTTTACTTGTGTTTGTGTTCCATCCCTGTAAATTGCTTTTGTCATCGCTCAAATGAACGTTTGGAAATACGAATTTAAATTTATCGCTTTTTACAATGGCGCGAACGTCATAACTGAATTTTAAAAATAGCGTTGCGGTGCAAGTGTTACGCATTACCGATTTATCCGGGTTGCGTCCAATTGTCCATGCGCAAAATAATGACGTAATGTAACTTTTACCGGCTCGCGGTGGCATCGAAACGCTCAAAGAATTTATTTCCTTATTCTCGATTTGTTGAAAAGCCGTTGCGATTTGCTCCAAAAATGGACGTTCGGAAAAGAAAACAGAATCGTAATAACGGCAAAAAGTCCAAAATTCACGTCTTGACAATTCCGCCAACAACAATTTTTTAAGCGCCGTTTTTTTATCATTCATTTGATTTTAACAATTCTTTGATTTCTTCGGTTGTTAGGTTGCTCAAATCAACGTTTGTTTGTTGTTGTTCAATGTATGCCTGGTTTAATCGTTTGTGATCATCTGATTCACTTATTATTTTAAACGCGGCGATTTGCAAAGTTGCGTTATCTGAATTCATCCACTTTTGTAATAAGTAATTTACTCCGCGTGATCTGTTTTGTTCAAATGCGCTCTTTATTGTGTCTAATTTATCCAAGTTGTGATTGTATGCGGTTGCCCGGCTAAATGATAACAACGTCCAATCGATATGCGCCCATCTCATCCAATTTTGTTTTTGGATTGTTTGGAGCATTTCTGTTTCGTATTGTGTTTGTTTTTCTGAATGTTCCATTTTATACCGTGTTTTTGTTGGTTAATTCTTTTCTAATAAACTAACAATTTCGTTTAATATTTCAACCAATTTGGCGTTGCGTTCAAACATATTAACACAAATTGCGTATGCTTGTTCTGGGTTGTTTGCGGTTCCCTCATTTATAACAATTGGAATGCACCTTTCAATAAATTGTTCCTGTGTTTCGTTTTCGTTTGGTGTTGGCATGGTTTAAATATTAAAATCAATGCAAATAATGGGGCAATTGTCAACGTTTTTTGGTGTCAATGTATTAATTACAAAATCTATTGCCTCGTATTTATCGAAATCTGTTATTTTTTGTAGTGTTTTTACGATTTTTTTTGCTGAATATACCGGTCGATACGTTTCCGAACAATAGCCGATAATACATGAATCGAATTCGGTTGATAAAACCCGGTTTAATCCATCCCATATTTCAAAATAATTATCCAATTAAAAAATAAATTAGCTTATAAATTCCAATTGATGCCCAAAATACGATAATTCTTAATATTGTGTTGCTCATTGCCTTGTTATTTCGAAACCATTTTTGAATGGGCGGTTGCTCCAAATGGGGCAATACTAACATGATTATTTTATCATTGTAATATAACGCAATAAACAACGGAATTAATAGTAAACCAATTGTTGTTTTTAACTTGTTTTTCATGTTAATAATGTTTTTTGTTACCATTGGGGGGCGTTTTATTTTCGTCAATACCCCCCAATTAGCAAAATGAAACGTTCAAATATATTATTTTTTTGCCAAATATTCACCGATTTTTTGTAGTGTTGCCGAATGCAAACCTTTTTTATCATTCCCGGAATGTAAATAAAGCCACAATTGATTTTGTTGGATTCCACAATCTTTTGCAAATTGGTTTTCGGTTATTTTGGTCTTTTGTAAATGATCAACAATCATTTTTCGAACGATTGTGTTAATATTTGCAAGGTGTTTTGGTGTCATGGCTTAAATAGGAAATTCGTTAGTGTCATTCATCCAATTTGGAAACGCATCTTTTTTATTTAAATCGGCGTTTAATCGCTCGTCAAATGCTTGTTTGTTCTTTAATTCAATACTCCAACCTTCAACGGTGTTAAAATACTTTGTAACGTTGTCTTTTGTCCATTCACGCCCGCGCAAATTGTAATTAATTGAAACGAAATCGCCAATGTTTAAATTGTTAAGCAAATCGCATTTATCGTTTACGAATTGAATTGTTACAAATTGCGGAAATTGATCCTCTGTTTTAATTACTAATTCTCTTTTTTTAAATTTTTCGCTCATTATTGCGGTTTGTGTTATTTTGTGAACGGTTCCACTTATTTTTGTTATTTCCATTTTTTTTAGTTTTAAATTGATTCAATTAAGTTGTTATAAATTGGGGTTAATTTTTCAATGCGTTCAATTATCCTGTTAATGACATGATCGTCTTTTTTAATTACGTATTTTCTGATTCGTTTTTCAATTGGTATTTGCTCAAAATTATGTTTGGATCTGATTTTATTTTCGGCAATATCAAATATTTCATCCTGTGAATAGTTTTCGAATTTTGGATCAGGTAACATTTTCCACGCTTCTTTGTTGATTAAATCTAAAACCATGCGTTCTGGTGTTGTTAGTAAAATATACACTAATTCGGATTCATTTTTATTAGCCAACCACATATAAGATTGCATTTGATAATAGTAATCTTTATTTTTTAATTCTTTTTCAAACCATGGGAACGTATCCGCACTAAATGAACATTTAATATCAGCT